ATTTAACCCACATGGCCACTAGCACCTACTTATCAAACCCACTAGTAACAGTCAACGCAGTTGACTTGACTGACCAGTGCAGCTCTGCAAACTTGACCCGTGTTATTGAGGCGCTAGAAAGCACATCGTTTGGTTTGACCGCACGCGTTTATGTCGGTGGACTTGAAAACAGCACATTGACATTGACCATGTACAACAGTTTTGCCGCATCAGAAACTTACGCCACGCTTAAAGCATTGGTTGGCACAACTACAACAATCACAATTAAACCAACTAGCGCTGCAACTAGCGCAACAAACCCACTGTCAACATTGACAGGTTGTTACTTGGAAACTTTGCCAATTGTCAACGCTGCACTAGGCGCGCTTGACACAATTGACATTACGTTTACAGGTGGCGCTTACAGCGTTGCAACAGCATAATTAGCGCCGGCAACGGCCCGACACGAAAGCAGGCAATATGCGTATCAAATTAAAACTGGTTCGCACGGTAGGTGCAGAACCCGAATATCTTTACACGACGTTGTTTAGTACAGCGTTGTGGGAAGAAAAGTTTAACAAAAAACCAATGGACGCCGAACAGTCTGGGTTTCGTGATTGGTCATTTTGGGCGTACACGTTGCTTAAAGTTAAAGGCGAAAAATTGCCAGATGATTTTATGAAATGGCTTGAAGAAAACCCAGAAATGACTTGTATACCTGAAGCAGATTTGACTAACCCAAACCCTACGGACGCGGCACCTATCGACGGCAATTAGCCGAAGTTTGTGCCGCAACAGGTTTCTGGCCTGAACAACAAATAACGTTTGGCGCACGCGACTTGCTTACAGTGATTACTATTGTAAACGAGCAACGAAAGCGGTAATTATGTCGGTATCAACAACCATTCAAGTGGTAGGGGTCAAAGACACTATTAACGCGCTCAAAAAGATTGACCCACAATTACAAAAAGACTTTAGAACAAAAGCCAATGAGATTGCCCAACCAGCAATTAACGCTGCAAAAGATGTTTATACGCAAGTGCCGTTATCAGGTATGCAATACAAGTGGTCTAGTAAAGGACGTCAATTATTTCCATTTAAAGTGGACAAAGCTAAAAGCGGCGTAAAACTACGAATTGACACACGAAAAAATGCTGTAGGCGTAATTCTTATTGAACAAAAAGACCCTGCAACAGCAATTTTTGAAACTGCTGGCCGTGCTAACACAAACCGTTTAGGCGACTCGTTGGGTTTTGTCGGCACTGGTCGCACTCGACTTATTGGGCCAGCTGTATATAAAGCGCGGCGAGGCATTGAAAGTGAAATGGAAAAAATGATTTTAGATACAGCGCGCACAGTTAGGCAGGCAATGTAATGCTGTCTATTCCAATCATTTCAGAGTTTGACGGCAAAGGCATTGACAGAGCTATAACGGAATTTAAGCAATTAGAAGGGGCTGGAGAAAAAGCACAATTTGCAATTAAAAAAGCAGCAGTCCCAGCGGCGGCTGCACTGACAGGCATCGCTGTTATTCTTGGAGATGCAACAAAAGCGGCAATGGAAGACGCAGCAGAACAAGACCATTTAAAACTTATTTTAGAAAATACAACCGGCGCATCAGATGTTCAAGTGGCATCATTTGAAAATCAAATATCTGCAATGAGTCGAGCGTCAGGTATTGCCGACACTGATTATAGAAAAGTTTTTGAAACTTTAGTTATTGGTTCAAAAGATGCCACAACCGCTATGGACGATATGACTTTAGTGATGGATGTTGCACAGGGTCTACAAGTGGACTCTGCAACTGTTGCTGATGCGCTCTCTAAAGCATACGAAGGTAACTTTAAATCTCTCAAAACTTTGTCGCCAGAAATAAAAACAATGGTTGACAACGGCGCAGACTTAGACACAATTATGGCTGCGCTTGGCGGTACTTTTGGTGGCGCAGTCGCAAGTAACGCTGACACGGCTGCAGGCAAAATGGCCATTTTAAAAAACTCAATTTCAGAAACCAAAGAAGGGATTGGAGCAGCTTTACTTCCCGTAATAGAAAAAGTATTGCCGTATTTACAAAAGTTTGCTGATTGGGCACAACAAAACCCAGAAAAATTTACAATGATTGCATCGGCTATTGGTTTAATTGCGGCTGCCATTGTCATAACTAACATTGCAATGGCTTTAAATCCTTTTGCAATTATTGCGATTGGAGTTGGTTTGCTTGTTATTGCGCTAAAACTTGCTTACGACAAATTTGAGATATTTAGAAAACTTGTAGACATTGTTTTTGACGCTTTGGTAACTGGCGGTAAATTCGTTTTTGACGGGTTAACAAAGATATTTTCGGCACTTTACGACGTTTTTAAAATACTCTTTAACGGCATCGCAAAACTTTGGAACAATACGGTTGGCAAACTTTCTTTCACAATTCCTAAATGGATACCAGTTATTGGCGGCAGTAGTTTTGAAGTGCCAAACATCCCGTATCTAGCAGACGGCGGTATTGTTACTAGCCCAACATTGGCAATGATTGGTGAAGCAGGCCCAGAAGCAGTCATTCCGTTAAACGGCAAAAACAGCAATATGGGCGGCAACATTACAATAAACATCACTGGCGGTATTTCATCATCTGCCGACATTGGTCGCAGTGTGGTTGACGCGTTGACGCAATACTCGCAGGTTTACGGGCCACTCAATTTGGCGATTAGATAATGGCTGGTTCAACCGTCATAACTGGCGGCACCTATTTGCTGGAATTGTCCACGGGTTACGACTCGTCAGCGTTTTACTTAGACGATTCAACATTAGACGGCACAGCTGTGCTTGACGGCGACGGCGTTGATTACGTTGACATCACCAATGTCGTACAAAACATTGGTATTAGTCGAGGACGCCACAAACCATTAGACGTGTTTGGCCCCGGCACAATGTCAGTCAGCATCAGCGTGCCCAACACAAACCGTGCCTATGACCCGTTAAACACATCAAGCGCGTACTACAACCAATTAACCGAACAGCCCGGATTAGCCCCGTTGCGCCAAATCCGTTTAAGCCGAAACGGCGAATACTTGTTCACTGGTCGAGTAACGACATACAACCAGCAATACACAATGGCAGGTTTGACCAGTTACCAGATACACGCTGCCGACGACATTTATGTGCTGTCACAGGGCAGTTTGCCGTCTACGGCTACCAGTAGCGAAACCTCGTCAGCACGCATTACAGCCGTTTTAACAGCCGCAGCGTACACAGGCACCACATCCCTTACAGCCAGCCCTACAGCCACGCTGGGGGCTTACACCATCGCTAGTGGCACCAACGTAAACGCCTATTTGAACCGCATCCAGCAAGCTGAGCAGGGCCGTATTTTTTGTAGCCGCACCAACGTGCTCACTGCCCAGCCACGCATAGGTACCACTTTGGCAGCACCTACCGTGACGTTTAACGACACTAATACTGCTACTCCTTACGACAACATTGTGGTAGAATTTGACCAGCAATCGGTTATTAACAACAGCAATATCACTATTGAGTCTGGCGGCACGTTACAAAACGCCAGCGATGCAGACTCGATTAGTCAGTATTTTAAGCAAACGGAAGCAATTACAGACAGTTTGCTTTCCAGCGACGCTCAAGCTGCCACGCTGGCCAGTTACTTGCTGTATCCAATACCTAAACCGCGTTTTACCAACGTGTCAACCACATTTGCCAGTTTGACCGACGCCCAAAAAACGGCGTTAGCACCCATAGAAATTGGCCAAACCGTCACTATCACAAAATCGTTTACCAGCGGTACGCCCACATCCGTAACACAGGATTTATCAGTCGAAGGCATTGACCATGTAATTGACATGAACACCGGGCATCGCATGAGCTTGTGGACATCACCAACCACAATCCTTAATGACTTTATTTTGGATGACATTACGTTTGGTGTGCTATCTACCACCAACGCGCTGGCATAGGATAAAGTCTCATTATGGCAAATACGCAGACCACCGTTCCACTGTTTGTAGCCAATCAAGTTTTGACGGCCGCACAACAGAATTTGAGTGCTGGCACAGGCGTACCAGTTTTTGCTACAACTGTTACACGTGATGCCGCGTTTGGTGGCAGTAACAAAGCGTTGGCTAAGGGTCAACTTGCTTACATTGAGGCCACCAACATTGTGCAGTACTACGACGGCGCAGCGTGGGCTACTGTCGGGCCATCATCAGCAAAACTTGGTCAAACCGTACAATCCACAATTACTGGTCAAGTGGTTTCAACATCAACATCTTATGTGACTACAACACTCAATGTGACTATCACGCCTAGCTCGGCAAGTAGCAAGGTGTTACTTATTTACAGCTCACCGACAGGTATTACAACAGGGCAAACCACTTATTTAACTATTTTTCGAGGCACAGTTGCAGGAACAAACCTTTCAGGCGCAGAAGGTTTAGCGCAAATGAATAACATTGTGGCATCAGGAACGCAAACAGACGGTACGCAAATGATTTATATTGACAGCCCTGCAACAACATCGGCAACAACTTACACGGCAGGTTTTAAAGTTTCAGGCGGCACAGGAACAGCGAACAGTGGCGCAGCTGGCATGGGCGTAATGATTGCAATTGAGGTATTGCCATGACCGATTATGTAGCAATTTTGTCACGCCGATATGTTGGCAAAGAGTGGTGGATTAAAGACAACGATTACGCCACACTTGATTGGTTAAGCGATGGTGACAAACCAAGCAAGGCAACGCTTGATGGTTTGTGGGCATCAGTGCAAACAGAAATAGCGAACGAAGCCACCGCTAAAGCCGTTGCCCGTCAAGCAGTCTTAGACCGTCTAGGCATCACCGCCGATGAAGCCGCGCTATTACTTGGCTAGTGTCGTGCTTGCATTTGTCCTGACCGCTTGCGAAACAACACGCGTTAACGCACCACATAAAACACGCAACAGTGCGTTGACGCGTTGCTCGACTATTACACAATGCGAAAGAGTCAGCAATGGCTAAAGACCGTTCAGAAATTGACTACCTACACGCACGCATGATTGTATTTGTCGCGTGCACAATCGCAATAACATTTGCTGTCACCGTTATTGGTTTTGTTTACTTTTTAGGATTTGTTGACCAACCGGTAGAGCAATCGCCCAATGACGCAGCGTTTATAGATTTACTTAAAACGCTCTCAATTTTTATGACCGGCACATTGTCTGGTTTAGTTGCCGCTAACGGCCTTAAACGAAAACCTGATGATGGCAGTATTACCAGCCAACCCTAAAGTCATCGGGTCTAAGCCGTACACGGGCAACAGTGACGGTGCAGCTGCAGGCCCACGTGCCGGCATGGATGAATGGATTAGGCAAGCTATCAAGCATGGCGGTGGCGCATTTTGGAATAACGGCAGCTGGGGCGTGCGCGACATGCGCGGCAATCCCGGCTCATTATCTGTGCATGCCACTGGTCGAGCAGTTGACTTGTCATACAGACCGTCAGAGAAACATCCAGACGCAAACCGTAAAGCTACAATTGCGTTTATTAACATCGTGTTAGCCAACGCAAACGAATTAGGCGTTGAATGTGTGCTCGATTATTTCCCGAAAGCGTTTGGGCGTGGCTGGCAGTGCACTCGACAAGCGTGGAAGTCGTACAGCAAGCCAGAAATACATGGCGCACCGGGTGGCGATTGGCTACACGTGGAGATAAATCCACAGATGGCAGACGCACCAAACCTTGTAAAACAAGCGTTTCAGAGAGTATTCACCGAATTGCCACACTGATGCTCTAGGGTCGTTGTACCGACGATTGGAGACGCAAATGGCAGACGCCAAAACTTATGTGTACGAGGTTTACACCACACATTTAGACACCGAACAAATGGTGCTCGTACAGATATTTCGTGACCCTGAAACAGA